GTTTAGTTGTTCCTGGTGGTAGTTATATTTATAGATCAATGGTTGATAGAAATTCTATATTTGCACCCAAATCAAAAAGAAATGTTTTACCAAAATCTGACAGGGGTAATGAATCTGACAGGGGTAATAATCAAAATAGAGTTCAAGCACCAAAAATATTACCTATAGAAGCAACAAAACCAATCGATCAAAGTTTAATTAACCCAAAAGATAATTTTTTCAATTTCAAAGCTTATAATACTGGAGGTTTATCGGGAGGTGTAAGATATGGACCACCACCTAAGAGTGGACCCAACTCACAAGTCCCACCAATTAAATTAAAAAAAGGGAGTAAAA